ACTGCCATTGCAGAAGCTCCTAAGTCAGAACTCGCCGCTAGTAACGCTAGTGGCATCACCATCGCTTCCAGCGATATCGACGTACCCCGTATTAACGTGGTGCAGAAAACATCCGACATCGAGGCTCCCTTGGGGGCCGTGGTGCTCGACAAACAGCACACCCTTGCTGAAGCGGACCAGACGGTCCCTGTAACTGTTCTTTCCGTCATGAAGGGGTGGCGGGAGAACATCGACTACGACTCCGATGAAATTCCTCAAGTTGCGTATTCGCAAGAGGATGCCAATCGGATCGAACAGAACAGCGAGTACGAGATGCTTGAATTCGCTGAGATCACCCTCCTGTTCCAACAACCGGAGGGCAATAATGATGAGGCCGCGTACCCGTTCGCCATTGGTGACGAGAACTATGCGATTGGCCGCATCAACGTAGCGAAGGATGCTTACCGCCAGACGTTCAAACGTTTGGCTACGTTCGCCGCCTTCAACCCGAAGGCTTCGCTACAGCATCGGATCTGGGACTTTAAAAGTTCTTTGATCAGCCGTGGAAAATACAGTTGGTTTGCACCGTCTCTGGCTATCAGCCAAGCGGAGCCTACCGAAGATGTTAAAGCCTTTGTGGAAACCTTTGCATAATGGCCAACATATCTGAATTACCTGTATTAACTCTTCCTCAAGAGAACACCGTTCTCTCTGACGAAGCCGTGACATTGGGGACAATGATCACGGAACTGGAAGAGAAGAGGAATGAAGCAGACCTTACGATTCACAAGTTGCGTGTCATCAGACAGGCGATCTTGGAGAAATCTGAGGAGCTTCAAATGGAGTTACCAATAGACTCCTAATTACCCTTAACAGCCCACCCCGACCCATTTTTCCATCGGGGTGGGCTTTCTTCTTTATGATTAAATGGAAACATATGCACTGGACTTTGAGTCCTACTACGACAAAAGCTGCTCGATCCGGCAGCTAGGGCCTTTAGGATATTTCTCCCACCCCGACTTCGACGCATACATGGTGTCGGTCGTTGGGGACAATGACTACACCTTTGTAGGGCACCCCAAGGATTTCGATTGGAGCATTCTTGAAGGCAACATAGTGCTTTCACATAATGCTTCGTTTGACGAAACCCTGTATTTCTTTGGTATTAAAAAGGGGTGGTGGCCGGAAATAACCCCCGCTGAATGGCACTGCACTGCTGACATGGCGGCGGCTTGTGGTCTTCCGCGCTCCCTTAAGAACGCAACCGCAGAAGCCTACGATCTTGAGGTATCCAAAACAACGAGGGACAACATGGCGGGGAAGCGGTGGGAGAGTATGTCTGAAGAATTTCAGGCAGAGGTCAGCGAATATGCGCTAAAGGACTCAGAACTGTGTCTTCGCCTTTGGCTGGACTACAACGACAAATGGCCAGACCACGAAAAACTCATCAGTCTGACGAACCGCAGGATTATCCAGCGCGGGTTGCCGATGAACACCGCCCTGTTAAAGGAACAACTGGAGACTATAAACCAGAGACTTTTTGAAGCGGAGACCGCGATCCCTTGGGCGGGGGAGAAACCCCTGTTAAGCAGGGTTGCTTTCGACGAAGAGTGCCTCAAGCACGGGATTGAGCCGCCCAAGTCCCTCGCCCAGACTGATCTGGATACCCAAGAATGGCTAAGGCAGCATGGGCATAAACACAAATGGGTGGGGGCTGTTACAAACTGGAGGCGTATCAACGCAATCAAGAAGAAGCTGGAATCGTTTGATTACGCAACACTACCAGATGAACGCTACTACGGTGGGCTTATGTACTGGGGTGGACACACGGGCCGCTTCTCTGGGAGTGGGGGGAACTTGAATCTCCAGAACCTTCCCCGTGACGAGATGTTCGGGGTCAACCTTCGCCACATGATACGCGCCCCCAAAGGAAGAAAGCTCGTTGTGGTGGATCTGTCCCAGATTGAAGTCCGTACTCTTTGTTGGCTTGCAGGGGATCAGGCAACCCTTGCGGAAATAGCCCAATCGGAAGACATCTACGAAGCGTTTGCGCTCAGAATGGGGATGTGGTCAAAAGACAAAGGGTCTCTCAAAGAAAAAGACCCCAAGCTAAGACACAAGGTAAAAGCCATTGTTCTAGGTTGTGGGTATGGCGCGGGGGCAAAGAAGTTCTCAGAGATGTATGACATGCCAGAAGACGAGGCAAAAGCAGCAGTCGATCTCTACAGAAACAGACTGTCGTCTATCCCTAAATTCTGGAGGAAGATTAACAACAACCTGAGATCCTGCTATGGCACGAAAATTCCGTACGAAGTTTTGCTGCCCTCTGGCAGAAAGATCAAATATGGCCACACCAAACTGGTCAGGCAGAACGGGCGCGTAAGCCATCAGGCAATCGTCAGCAGGAACGGCAAAAGGCTACCCATGAAACTCTGGGGCGGGGTTGTGGCAGAAAATCTGTCGCAAGGTCTGGCCAGAGACATTTTTTCCGATATGCTTCTAAGGCTTGAAGATGAAGGGATCAGACTGATCTTCCACGTTCACGATGAAGTCATCGTCGAATGTGACGAAAGCGAATCCAAAGCAGTTCTGGAAAAAACCATCGAGACCATGTCCACGCCGCCGACATGGATCCCCGACATACCTCTAGCGGCAGAAGGGCAAATTCTCACACATTACCAAAAATGAAATATCGCTACATCAAGAACCTGCGCGACCATTCCGCTCACTACACATCCGATTTAAGTAAGGTAAACAAAAAGAAGCCGTCATTCCGAACAAAAGCAGATTACAGGGAGTGGTGTGCAGACAACAAAACAGACCATGTGTTTTATTCAACGTTGGAAGGCAGGGCACCCTCTAAACGAATCAGCAATGAAAACCCTGTGCATAAGATTTATGGGGTTGTAGCTGACTATGATGCCTCTGTTGACTGGGCCGCGATTGATGGAGACCTGAAGGCAAAATGTGCCAAGGACAAGAAACCTACGTGGAGGTCTAAAACACAATCCGGGTACCTGCGCTTAGTATGGGAGTTCACAGATCCTATCCCCATCGACCCAGACATGTTCAACACATTTATGTCGAACATGATGAAGGCCCTCCAACTGGACAAACTGTTTGCGGGGTTTGACAGTTCCTCACTTCGGGCGAACCAATATTTCGAGCTAGGGGAGGATTGGGTAAAGGTGGATGGCCTGCTATCCACAACTGTAGTTCAAGCTGCCTTAGCCAAATCTGTTTCAGAACGCCCCCCGCAATCAAGCGACACCTCGATCCCGATCAACGCCGTAGCCGAAGAAGTCGAATCCAGATTCCCGAACCGTTGGGTCGGGGACTTTGAACTGGGGTCGCGCGGCCCCCTATTCTGGATTGATGACGGAATCAACAGGGATGGATGCCAAGTGGTGGACGACGGTATCGTCTGCTACAGCGAAAGGGCCGGAAAAGGCTTCATGTCGTGGCGGGATATCTTCGGCGCACAGTTCGTCAAGGACTACGAAGAGCGGAAGCTCGCGGGGCTGTTGGACGAATACTGGTTTAACGGTAGGTCGTTCTTCAAGGTTCTTTATGAGAGCGCGGTTTCCATACCCAAGGATCAGTTAATCCTAGAACTTAAGCAGTCTGGCTTCTCCCCCAGACCACGAAAGAACCAGCCACTATCTGAAGTCGAGTCCGCGCTACTGACAGTCAGCAACCAAAACCGCATTGATGAGATCGCGCCTGTTGTATTCTCCCCCGACAGGGTGGTTTCCTACAATGGGCACCGCATTCTGAATTGTTCCAACATAAGACCTGTTGAGCCATTCAAGGACGGGGAGCCATCAAAATGGCCTTTCCTCCATAATTGGCTTAACCAACTATTCGTGGATGGGGATCAACCAGCCCTCCATTACTTCTATTCGTGGCTTAAACGCTTCTATGAATCAGTGCGCGACCGCGAATTCGTGCAAGGACAAGCCATGTTGTTAGTCGGGCCGACAAACAAAGGGAAATCTCTTCTGTCCAACAGAGTGATCAGCGGCTTGGTCGGCGGGTACGCAGATGCTTCTGATTACTTATCGGGCCAAACTAAATTCAATAAGGATTTGGGGCGGGTAGCCGCATGGGTAATTGATGACACTACTTCCGCTGCTTCATTTAAAGACCAGAGGAAAGCTACTGAACTAATTAAGAGGGCTGTAGCTAACCCACGCGTGGAGTATCAAGCCAAGTATGCAGATTCCATGAGCATCCCGTGGACGGGGAGAGTTGTGATGTCTCTAAACATGGACATCAACAGCTTGTCAGTTATCCCGTCATTGGACAGCAGCAACAGGGATAAGTTAATGGCCCTCCGCATCAGTAATGAGGCCACCAGTGATTTCCCAAGAAACTCCATCCTTGAGAAAACCATCGAAGACGAATTGCCGTACTTTGCCAGATTCCTTATCGACTGGGTGGTCCCCAAGGAAGTGGAGGATGTTGGTAGATTCGGAGTGAAATCCTTCATCGACACCACTGTCGCTGACGCTGCTTATGACAACAGTAGCAGAAGCACCATTGCGGAACTCGTTGAATTCTTCGTGAAGAGGTGTAGAGAACTTAATGATTCGATGACTCATTGGAAAGGGACTCTTACTGAATTTCAAGTAGCCATACACGATTTCAACAATGGCCGCAATGTAGGTATGTCAAACAACCTTGAATTTGTGCGTCGGGGGATGTCCACTCTGGAAGAAGCAGGGAAAAACAACCCGCATCTCAGGCCCGTCAAATCACAGGGGCGGGGTGGCGGCAAGCTGTGGGATATCAACCTCGATCCTTCTTTCGATATTGACGCGATGACTCAAAGGAGTCCGGTCGGCGCAGAGTCTTAATGGGCAAATGATACCCGTCACAAAGGTAAGTAAACCCGTCGTCATCAGTTTCGCCCTTGCCCTTAAAGTTTTTGCTCTTTGTCACATGATGGAGGGTTGTCCAACCCAGCAACCAGACCTTGGATAGATCCCTGTGGACTCTAGTGAAAAAGTAGAGGTCTGCTTGTAGCTCTTTCTTACCCTGTGTGTTTACACTAGCGAGGTAGTGCAACCTAGGCTTTGTTGTGCAGGTCTTAGACTTAACATCTACTTTCTTGTTAAGGTGCATGTAGTCATGGGTATAACATTGTTCCCCAACATGTTTGGCAGATTTAACATACTTGCCAAAAGCGACTTCCCCTAAGAACCCAGTCATTCGCCCGACTCCACGAGTATAAGAACTAGGGGGCACCCCCAGAGACTTGGACCGCCTGAACGCTTCCGCTACATCACTCTCATCTGGGTAGAATAAGACGAAACGATTTTTAAGTTGATGAAATTGACTCATACTTGTGCGTATGCCCAAGCAGCGCCCTACCCGCGCGACTAATACTTGCCCTTTTTCTTCAGGAGCCTGTCGGCGCGTTTCCCAGCAGCGGAGGGTTTACTATGTACATAGCCCCTCTTCTGCATAGAAAGATGCTGGTTATAAGTATTGGCCCTGTAAACTTTACCAGTTTTAGGGTGGAACATATCATGGGGTTTGAAATCTTCAGGCTTCATAACTATTTCGTTTTCAGTCTTTTTTCTACAGCGTCTTGGAAAGACATATCCTTGTATGGTGGGCCAACAAACCTAGCGGCCCTATCTGTTTCTAATTTAGCCTCTTTAGCGAGGGCCTTGGATAATTTCTCCATGCGCGGGGCCACCCCGCTGCCCGTTGTGATAGCCTCGCGATACTCATCATTATCCAAGAACTCTTTAGAAGCTTCGGCATACTCCTTCTTCGCCATGTGTTCTAAAGTTTTAGGTGATCCCGGCAACCCACCACGGTAATACGAAGAGACAATCTGTAGCTGTGTTTCTGGCTGGTAATCAAAAAACTGTTTTCCAAACTCGCCCAGCACTCTTTGTATTTTAGCGTCCGAGTCTTTACGGGCTAAATCCATTATTTGTTCTTTAGATAATGTCTTATTTCGAAACTCAGATTTATCCAGTGCTTTCTGGGAACCATCACCGATCAAATGGCCAACACCTATAGTCCATTTACCCTTACTATCTTTATAAGGCTTTTTTATTTTCTCTGTGTATGGCCCAACTTCTTCTACCCAAAGTTCGTCCATAAGAGCATCAATACTAAAAGCGGGCCTATTGGGGCTAACCAACGCTTTTTTTGGTTCTTCGGGCATAATCAATCAGTGTTAAATCTTTTCAGGAATCGGTCCCACGCGGGGAAAAATATCTCATCCATGCAGCGCACGATGGCTTCTTCTTCATAGGACTCACAAAATGCCAGTCCTGAAATCCCTAAAGCTGCGTGTAGCATCTCATGGCGAATTGTATCAATTAGTTCTTTGCCCTTGAGGGTCTTATCAATCTCGATGAGTTTACGTCTGTGGGAATATAAACCATAGCATTCGTCATCGCCTAGATCCCTGAAGTTGATCCGCACACGAACGCCCGCCATAGTTACACTCTTAGGTACGTTATCCATCTACAAACTTGGTTAGGGCGCGGGCGTAAACACCAGCCAGTTTGCCTCGGTTATTGTTAATCATTGCCCACTCTTCAGCATTAGAACCGAAAAAGGGTTCGGCAATTACTGAATAGCAGTGCGTCTTCCTCAAGAAAGCTGACCCGCGCTGGCGGGGGCCGCGCGGTTTGATGCCGCGTGACTTCATATCGGGGTAGGCTTCTTCCATCTCATCCCGCAAAGCAGTGGCTAATCGTTTTCCACCACTACTCGTTGGCCAGTACAACCACTCATGCCCGTTAGCCGACGGGGAAGCCGAATTAAAGTGGAGTTCAATAGCCGCTGTGATGCCCTCGTCGCGCATCTTACGGGAGATGTAATTTATAGCTCCTGTATAGCTGCGCGCGGGGTAGCTATCATAAATAGCGTAGTCGCCGCCGCTGGCCCACCCGTGATTATTGCTTAGTGAATGTCCGATCCGGCGAACAAGGTCGCGGTTGAAGTCCCACTCCGACAGGACATATTCACCTGTAGTATAAGCCCCTTGATCGCCTAGCCGCGAATGCCCCACACATAATCCGATTTTCATTTTTTGCGTTTGGAAAGTAATCTGTAAAGAGAAGCCAGCCCGACGGTGATGCCGACAACAAGGGAGCCAACGCGCAGCCAGTATTCAAATTGCTCCTGCATACTGGTAATCAGACCCAACGTGGGAGCCGCCATACCTATCAAGGAGTCTATGATTCGGGGGTTGATCATTTCTCCCCAATGATTACGGCGCGACGATATGAATAGTCGCTGTGAAACTTGTGATTCTTCCGCCCAACTAGCGTCCCTTCCTTGAACTCATAGAGTTGACCCTCTTTAAGGGTCACTGTCGGGGGGTCATAGAGTGCGCTCGCGTTCGCGCTTGAGGCGTTTGGCAACTCGTTCCAACCGCAACTTGCTAGCGGGATCGCCATCAGCGGCCAGTGCATCAAGGCGATCTTCCAGACCGTCGATATACCTGTCTCGTTGCCACTTGATGTGTTCGACATATGCGTGGAGGGCTGCGGTTAAAAGGCGGAAGAAGGTCTTCACTTGCTCTTAGCCTTGCCCACATTAAGGGCGAGCCACGATACAACGGACGAAATTCGGTTGACCCATTTGTTGTCTGACTCGTTCGGGGTCATGGTTGCAATAAGTGAGGCAACAGCGATTACGCTGGCGACGATTTGCAGAATCTCTTCTTTGTTTTCTGTAATGTATTCGATCATTGAATTGGGAGGTTTACATCATGTTGCTGGTGTATGCACCCACACCAGAGGGGTCGAAAGATATCATGGGCTTTGCGGCTCCCCTGTGAGCATCGAGTTGCTCGTCAAGGATGGCGCGGCAGATGCCCCAATGGTAATTGGCGCGTTCAAGATCCGCACTATCTTCGGCGGTGTTGCCCAGCATGGCGTGTTTAATCGCATTAAGGCTGGAGACATATACAACATCCGTGCTACTCAACAGTTGCCTGAACTTACGCTTGAGCAACAGCCGTAGGGACATCGTCTTGGACTCGTTATTGGAAACCCGATACCGGCGATAACGGGTGATTTGATTGGCCTGTTGCAAATTGTTGGCGGCTACGAGCGAAGTCGAAGATCCTTCTTCTTCCCAAGTGAGCTTGACAGGAGTAGACAGTTCAGTCGTTCCAACGCGGATCTCACTGATGCTAGTTATATCGTCGGCAGTTGTCCGCAGATAAGGGTCTGACGATTCACTACCACAAGTAAATTTGCCCCCATCACCACTCGTAGTTGCGGAATCAGGGAGGGAGGTATTTGTGCCGTCAGAAAAAGTAACGTGGACAGTCCCCGAAGAAGGTAGAACTGTAGTTGGGTTAATCGGCTGTAACTTTAGCCTATATGTCTTCCCATCCACAGGCTCCTCGACAGTGGCTGAGTAGCCGTCGTCTACGATCCCCACTGCCTGCATGACATCCCCGTCATCGTCGCGCCCGAAAAGCCTGTGGTCATAGAACTGAGCTTTTACCGCTTGTGGGTATGAGTAGTCCGTTGTGCTGGAATCAGGGTCGAGCAAGGCAGATATAATAGATTCTGCGTTGTCGGGGATCGTGAATGTAGTCGCTGCGGTGCTGACTACATGCTCAAAAAGCAGGTCGCGCCACATCCCCATATTGTAAAGGCGGGGGAGGGCCAGATTCAGTTCTTTTCTGAATTGGGTGCTATTCGCTCCTCTGGAACCGCATACTTCCAGTAGGGCATCTTCCACGCCTTGAACGGTCAATGTGGCCATAATTCAAAGTATCAGATAGAAGGTTAAGGGTCAAGATTCGGGGGTTGCTAGTGGGTGTGATCCACGTCTTCGGTGTCATCGGCGGCATTTGCCTTAGCGTCCCAAGCATCCGCAGATGTGCCGTCCACCGCAATTGAATAGTCGCCGTTGGAGCCGCCCAAGGCGATACGGCTCCCCTCTTCGGCGTTAAGGTAGTATTTAATTGTCCCATCGGAACTCTCAAAAAGATTATTGTTACCCTTTGACAATAAAGATTTAACTGAGATGCCTCCATCGGTCGAAGAAGATTGGAGAAGGGTGCCCTCAGAGATTATGCCACTAAGATAGCTAATCGTGGGGATGGTAATAGGCCCGAACGTGTCTTGCGTGAATGTGGCGACCATTTCGTTATCATCGTTTTTTTCTACTGTAGCAGAGCCTAGAAAAATAACAGGGTGTGTCTCACCCCCCTCACCCAGCTTCTTTACGAGCTTAGACCCATCCGTGAATTTGTTGTACTCACGAGAACCTATAAATTTGGGGGCGCTAGTCGTAAAATCTATTTCTTCAATTACCAAATGGCCCACAGCCCCTACATCCCCACTCGCGGGGGAGGCTTTAGTGTTGGGGTCTTCACCTAAAGATTTTAGTTCAATCCAGAAGCCATAGCCTTCTTCCTTTCCGGTGGTCGATAGGCTGAGTGGTCCCTCGCCCGCGTCTAGATCCTGCGCGCGAAGAGGGACAGGATTGCCATCATTGTCAGATGTGGGGACCGCAAACCTATCACCAACCTGAGACCAAGAGGCATTACCATCGGCGGCGTCAAACGAACCTTCTTCCCCAGCTACCGCTGGGATTGTATTCATCAAGACCCCCTCAGTCAATGAAACGTGCCCATCTGGTTTTCCGTCGTCATCCACAGTCTGGTATAGCCTGAACTGCCCGCTAGTGGTAACAGGGGCATCCGACACCACCGTATATTCGCCAATGGGGAAATTAGGGTCTTGGTCCCACCCTATATCAATCCCCACAAATGGAGGGAGGGTGTCGTTGAAAAAATCATTAGCCATTAACCGATGGGGGAGGGGATTTGGGGGTTAATCGGTTCAGGTCTAAAGACTGTAACTTGGCGCGTGAGGTATCCTCCCCTAAAGGGGTTTACTTCAACTGTGGCAACAAAATTGGCAGGCCAGTCTGTTACGTTGGTGGCAGGGTATGTTACTTTAGAACCTCTATTCTGCCCCCATGTCGGGTCAGAGGTGCCTGTGTCACAAACTAGGGACATTTCTGGGTGCAACGTAGGGGGGATCTGCACTGAGAGATACGGGCTATTGTAAACAACTGGCAGCGGCTCCATCTTAAACGGGCGCTGGTGGCTGCTGTGAATGACCGGAGGTGCCAACGACCATTCTTCATGAATGATCGCACGAGTAGGCCCGCGATAGCCTTGTCTAGCAAACATGGGGCGCACGTAATTACGTTGGCCACCGCTCTTGTCCTTCCATGACATAATATGGATTCCCCCCGCCGTAACGAGGGTGCCGTCGGCATTTTTCGTCCCATCGTCCCCAAGCACAGCAGGCCATGAATATGTGATGTAGGTATGATAGAGACGTAGGCCCACCCCGCCGAACCTAGGGACAAGATCAACCTTGTCTTGAGGGACTACATCGGTGGATGTGACAAGGAACCAATCATCGCTGAGTTGCTTCGCCTCTGTCCGCACTCCTTTTTCTGAGACCCCCCACTTGGTGTTATCCAAGATGT